AAGGGCTTCCTAAAAGGAAGCTGCAGCTATTCGCTGCACCACCGTCGCGTGAGGGTAACCCGGCGACGGACGGGGAACGTAGTAACTCTTGTTGCTACTTCAACGTCTTCGTACCACTTCCTCTCAACAGGGAAGGATACGTTACGTTTTGGCAAAGCCACCCTCGGTCGCATACCACTTGCTAGGTTAGCAAGTAAGCGATCCCAAGGATGTAGGTGTTTGGAAATCCTTACACCTTCAATATGCCAGCGAAGCCACTCCTGACGTTGAAACTTATGGTTCCAACGAATACGAAGTGACTCAACACTGTCATGCAACAGATGATACGTGCGTCTAAACGCGAGGTAGGGCAGAGCCTTGTGCTCATGACCCACCACAGGGATGTCGAGATTTCTCCAAACATCCTTTAACGCGAGTTCGACGAACGTAGCTGCACCACAGTAGCCCATGCGGTCGAGCATATTGCTATACTCGATCCATGAACTTAGGGTCTCAGCCCTACGTTGGCGACTCCACCTGGTCCGGAATTTTACCGGAGTGACGTTTTCGCCTCTATAGGCGTCCATGCCACAGGATTCTCGAAATCCTCCTCCAGTACAGCACTTCCCCTCGTTGAACTTAAGTCCAACATAGGGAAAATACTGCATTATGGCTTCATAGTCTTCGAAGCCACAAATGATGTCGTCACCGTACACCTTAACTCGGCTACACGCTTCTTCAAGCGTATAACCGACGTGGTGCACGAGCACGTTCACCGCCAAAGCAAAGAACACAAGGGACTCCACTGGGAAGCATAATGCTGAACCCATTGGAGCAAACTTGCGTAACTCAACTCGGCGGCCACTGGGTAACACGGTACTCAACGTTCTGCTTGCAAGCAGATAGTCGAGGACATGGGTATTCGCAAACAAAGCCTTTACTAAACTAGTAGAGACTCTGTCACTTGCGTCCTTCATGTCAAGCGTGACCCAGTTCCCGAATGCAGATCCTGCAAGGGCATAACTGCGGTTTACCGACTGGTGGGTGAAATTCACCCGCCCTGAGGTATACTTACTACTGTTTATACAGTAAATAAGCTCCGCGGCAATTCCTTGTTGGATCCACTGATACTCAAGAGGCTCACACGAAATGAGCCGAGGACCTCGAGAGTCCTTTGGGACAAATACAGCTCTCGCTGTACCTGCCTCATGGACCTCGAGGTAACCGAGCGGATCTTTACGTTCCGCAAGGTATGACAGGCTTGGGATATACCATTCAGAGAACGGGAAAACCCGTTCTATTTGAAGGTATTGGCGCTTAAAGCGCCATTTCTCCCACGCTCGTTCCCCAGTTGCGACCGCTCCGGGCCCGTGCCGAGGCGAGATTTCCATGAGGGAAAACTCGCTGACGACCCGAGCAATAAGGTTCCGACTACCCATGATAATGGGACAGTCAGGTACCTCGACCGGGAGGGAAGCATCTGTAGCAATGAAGGAGGACTCAAGTCCTCTTTCCTGCTCTTGGGTATACGGGAGTTCATATTTGTACCATAGGTAACAAATCTGACGAACGTGCCGAACAACGATGGGGTCGGCATCCGCTAAGGAGAACCCTAGCGGGTCTAACACACGACGGAATAGGAATCCCAAGAATCTTGGGTATCCAGTCCGGCCTCTTTTGAAGCCGGGATAATCCATCGGGTGGTTTGACTGGGAAAGGCATTTATCAAATGCTTTTCCTAACGCAGGGAGAGTTTTCGTTAGAAAACTCACCCCCTCTGATGCCACTCTTCGACGAAGCAAAGCTTCGTCTCGAATGACTAGAGACGACGAACCATAATGGTTCGCTATGTCTGTCAGCAGATGTGCTGTTAACTGGACTTGAAAATCCAGCTCGCTATTCTTAGATACCATTTATATGGACACTATCGAGTAGGGAGACACCATCCAACGACAGACCCCTCAGATGGAGGAGATTTCCACACGGAGACCTCCTTCACCGCACGCGCTTTTCAGGCGCGTACAGGAGAAACGTGTCTTGCGTCGGCCAACAAACCGACGCGACTACGCTTCGCCATTCAGAAACTCCTGCAGAAACGAGGTGCTAGTAAGCGCCCCCGAGCCGCTGCCCGTCACAATGACGAGAAGCAGGCAAGAGAGTGCTTTAGCAAGTGCCGCCGTATTCTCAGCAGAGGGCTTGGCTTCCTGGTCAATAACCAGGGTAACCGACACCCCATGCTCGACTCCGGCAGCATCCGCCTTCGCGGCCTCGCTCTTCATCGCACTCCGCAACCGCCCTTGGTTAGTGGGCTGATGCGAGACACTGAGCCCCATCTTGGTAAGAGCCAAGGTGGTCAGATCAGTGGGAGACAGGCTGCGCTTTGACGCGCGACCTGAAATCTCCAGCGTGTTCAACGCCTTGCTTTGCAACGCCGTTTCAGACGCTGCCGGGATGTTTCCCGTATAAGCAAGAGTTGGAGCAGGAATAGTGAGTGGATCAGAAATCATATTCTGGTGCCTCCTATTAACTGTTACTGAGTTTGAAACAGACTACTTGGCGGGCAGGATCCTGCGTTCGGCTCTACGCCGTTCGCGTTGAGATCTTTGCCCCTCACGGTACGCATCTCGGCCCATATTGAGCCAATTATGCATATCGTAAGCCCGAGCAATCTGCTTCAGTGTACGTCTTGATGGGCCAAAACGTGAGGTGACGCGAAGGGGCCTACGATCATACGCGACTTTCGTCGTAATGAGAGAAGCCCCGAGTAATGTCTTGTTAATGACATTCTCGTCCCACTTCGCCATCTTCAGGTGTTTGTAGTCCGGCATAAACCGAACACGACAAAACCTGTCCCCGATAAGATTGAACTTACCGGGGCGCGGAGTAATTGTACCAGGCAGATCGATGGGTAACTCTTGAGAGAAACCCTCCGTAACTGCATAGTAGCGGAGTCCATACTTCCACTGAATGTAGAAGTCATGAACCCGTAATTTGACTGGGAGGAAGGAGAATTTCTCCAACTGACCTAGCCAACCCGCAACGTCCCATATCCAGTCTAGCAAAAAGCTAAACGGGATGGCGTTCCAGACTATGACCGGGTCCCACTTGATGCCAAAGGCCTCAAGGAAGACACGGAGATGCAGGTTCATCTCGCTCAGCTTCTCACAGAACAAGGAATATTTCATTCCTACGTCCGGTGTAAAGCCAGAGTGAGTAGCATGAAGCACACCAGCTACGTCGCGGTAAACTGCCGCGCCGTCACAGAGCTGCTCCAAGAAGGTTCTATAGTAATCACTATAGGTTCCTTCGAGGACAGGGTACTGACCTATACGAGCCTTAATGGTTCGTATCTGGTGTATCTGCGCAAGCAAGTATTTGACTCGCTTGCGAAGGTTGAGCATCGACCGCAACATCGTGAAAATATCACTGATGAGCGGAACCACCCCGAACTTTATGCTCAGGTGTGAGTCCGCTATGTTGAAGGCTAAATCCTTCTTTGCGGGCGGTTGTCCCCTCGAAAGCCATGACCAATGCTGCTTTTCGGCAAGCTCCTTTAGGCGCTTACCGATGCCGCGTAGTTCACGGAGTTCAATGAGAAAGTTTGCGATAGAGATATCGTCAAACTTCGCAACCTTCCGTCGAAACAGCTCTAAGCCGCTCGACGCTATCTTGTCCATGTCAACGAGCTTGTCTACGTAATCGTAGGCAAACAAAGTGACCGGACATTCTAGTCTAGGTTCCAAGTCGATACCCTTCGTAATATTCTGACGTCCGACCGCAACTGGAAACAGTTGCGAATCGTTCGCCGGAAAATGCGGAAGGATAGCTTCTAGGAAGCAGGAATCTATGTTATGCCCGTATGACGTGTACCACTCACCGTTTCCACGTTGAGTAGAACTACTATCATACGACGAGGTTGATTTAGGAAGACCCCACAGACGTAGGTGGTTGCAGTCATTAAACTGCATCACTTTATCTGCGGAATATTCCATGATCTCGTACTCGGTAAGCCAGCGGCGAGTATCGGAAAACCCGATATCACCGCGGCAGTTGAGATCCGGGTTCGCTTTTAACGTACCCGAATGAACAGACTGTGCCGAAGCATAGCGTACTTTGTGTCGTCTCATAGATCATTCGTGGGATCGCC